CCATCGGGACTGTATTCAAAAAAAGTAATGTCATAGACCCTTCTAAGGATTTAGAAGCTTTCAATATAGACACAATTTATCAGACCAGTTTTGAGTCATGCTCTAAGCTTCGACGGATTAAATACCCACAACATATAAGACGTAATATATTCGCCTTTCGTGGGTGTTCTTCATTAGAAGATATAGATGTGAACGAAAATTGCACGGATATTATATTTGCTACAAATGCTCTTATAGGTTCTAACAAAATCAAAAGGATAATTCTAAGGCAAAATAACGCCTTTGAAATTCCTGATTTAATCTATCTTTTTTATAGAATAGATTATCCAAAAGATATTAAGATATACGTTAGAGACGAGTTAGTGGATAGTTTTAAGAGTTTACATTCAGGGAAGAATATTAGAAACTGTTTCGCACCTCTCAGCGAGTATCAAGGATAATACTCGCTAAGGGGTAGAATTTCACCTAAGTAACCTTGCATAGCTCGACTATTCCATTTGGTACTTTGCTTGTATGTCTCTACTAAATGAGAAGCGACGTATAGAGTATCTATTCGAGCATAGAGTATTCCCCAATATTTAATTATATCAATATAGTTGCTACCCTTGAGAACTAACTTCTTTATTCTTGCATTGTAAAATGAGAGTTCATCTATAGCTATTACTGAAGGTGGCAGCACAACGCACTCTCCTTGACAGTAGCGAAACATTGAATGAGGAACCATAGTTAATCCTTCTGGGAGTATAATAGTCCCAAATGTAGTGCTTTTAAATGTTTCTCTTTCTTTTCTTAGTGACGTGAAATATTGAAGCTCAGTAAACCCTTTTATAGTACGATTTGCAAAGATAGTCCCGATGGGATTAAAACACCATTTGAACACCGTTTTAATCCCATCGGAACTATATTCGTCGGCAAAGACTCGATCAAGAATTTAGACCTAAGTTTTCTACACCATTGGGAACGGATTAACTTTACCCATATCAGAGACTGTAAGGGTTTGAAGCGTGTAGTTTATCCGAGTTCTCTAAAGGAAGTAAATGGTGGATTACTTGTGAATTGTTATGATGTCGAAGAAATAGTTATATTAAGTAAGGATATACGATTTACCTTCGGAATGGTAATTAATGGCGCTTGTTCGTTGAAGCGAGTTATACTACATGCAGAAACTCCTCCTAAGAACACAGACCCTTCTGCATATTTCTTGTGGTTTGCTCATAAAGACACGACGCTATATGTTCCAGACGGAAGTGTTGAACTTTACAAACAGGTTCCTTTTTATAGCAAGTTCGCAAAAGCGATACTCCCTATGAGTAAGTATCATTCGTGATACTCGCTCATAGGACGAATAATAGATGTTCCGCTTAATGGAGAAGGGTTACTTGTAAAAGCCTTTTTATACACCTCTAAGCTCTCGTCTGGGACATAGAACTTGCACCCATTAGGTGTGCATGTATCGTAGGTTCCTGTTGTGTTAGAAAATGTCCAGTCGTGCCTTGGAGGAGTCTTTCCATGAAAAACGACAACTGTTGCTAAATTGAAACCTAACACATAACGACCAAGCGATGTAACGTTCTCTGGTATATCTATTCTTTTCGTATTATAGAAGTATGAACGAGGAGCTGACGATACAGACGGAAGGGACTTGATGGATTTTAAATGCTTCAAGTCTGATAGGTTATCTGTTTTTATATTGTAGAAGATAGTCCCGATGGAACTAACGGCTGCTGCTTCCTCCATAGAGAGCTCTCCGTCACCGTCTTTGTCCCAATTTTCCACGCAAATGCGCTTCACCTCTGGGTCTTCAAAGCGAATCCACCACTTAGCGATGTTCAATTTAAGTTTTGGGTAATGAGTCATCAGTGCATCGTAGGTGTCACGATATGCACCTGTGGTGAGGTTGATTGTACCATCAAGCACTGGATAAGGGTCATTGCCGTACTGACCTTCTGCATCTATTCCTTGATATGTTCCATCGACTAACTGAGACAGCTTATCGAATGCTCGTCCGTCCGTGAAGGTCTCGTTGAAGCCAACACAGCGCACGTAACGCAGAGAGTGAGGAACTTGTCCTACCTGCGCATCCATGATATCGATGAGCTGCTTGACAGGCTGGAGATTGTCACAGCCACTGACAAAGTAACTCATAACATTCGGAGCGCAGGCTTCGGTGTTACACTTCTCATTGGTGAGCTTGTCGAGATTCTTTAATTCCACGTATGACGTGGAAGCAGGATAGTCGACTTCTTCAAGCGCACCACCATCAGCGAAGTGTGCTTCGGTTAGGGATGAGCCACCAGCGAGGAACTTACGCAGACGGAAGTTACTACGCATATCGAGCGAGCCTCCAAGAGTAGAGATGTTCTGCACATCAATCTCCTCTAAGGATGTTGTATTACCCAATGTAAGAGAAGCGATAAGTATCTTCACCTTCTCTTCATTCTCATCTCCTAATTTAAGACGCTTCAATCGTTTACCAATGATAGAAAGCGCACCATTGATGACATACGAACTCCAATCGCCTATATCGAGCAGGTAGTCTGCTGACTTGACAGATAGCTGCTGGTCACTGGTACCGTTAATGTCTACGACTATCTCACACGGCTTACCAGCATCCGTGCGAGCACCACGCATGATTGTAGTACCGTACGCAATAGTAGGGTACAATTTCATCGCAGGCGTCAGGCGCAGAACGATAGAGTTAGTCGTTGCATCCGCCTGTGCAGAGGTACGCACAGTGATAGCCCCTTCAGCAGTCTTGGCATCGTAGTCGCCAAAGGAGTACTTAGACATAAGGTATTGGATGCGCTTCTTTACCCAAGCAACCTCAGGTGACTTACCGTCACCAAGCGACTGTCCCAGAGGGTCGGTATCGTTCGTATATGTACCTTGCAGCATTGCGAGTTTCATCTTCTCATATAGCTTACCATCTTCATTGTATAGCACAGATGAGAAGTTATCAATCACAGAGAAGTAATACCTCTCGAAGTATGCAAAGAGTTTCTGCTGATGCGTACCCTTTTGCAGTCCTCCTAACTCCTCCATCTTCGCAAGCATACGACGCATCATCTGCGCACGCTCCTCTGGATACGCTTGTTCCATTAAGTTCCACAACACAGACTTCTCACCATTCCATACAGGCGTACCGTCAGCATAGGTGTCGTGAAACTCTACCCAGTAGGGTTTTTTCATTAAACCCTGATTGATGACCGTCAGGATTGTATCAAGGTCATCCTGACGAAACTTCCATTTACTCTTTGCCATGTTTATTTTTTATTAAAGTTGTACGGGTATGTATTCTTTGCACAATTATCAGTTGCTGCATTCAACTCTACGTATAATTGATGAAAAAGTAGGTCCATGATGTCCCAGTCCTGTGGCTGCTCAGCACGGAGCTTCTGAATACGTGCTGCTTTGAATAACTCATTGAGTTGGGCTGCATCACTAACCGAGTTGAATATTGTCTCTGTCAATCCGTACTTATCACCGACCAACTGCTGGCGGAGATTCACCACAGACACACCACTATCGAGTGTTGAAGGGCAGAACTTCTTATACAAGCTATCGTAATAGTATAGGTTGTATTGATTAGGGTCACCTTCTTTCGCAATCCAATACTCAATGTGCGTCGAGTGTGGATCAGCATTTAACTCGTCAAGTGTACCGTTAAAAGGCTCAATGAATGTATTGCACGAATAGATGATATTATAAGCTGTGATATACGACTCTACGAGCTGCTCTGCACGTTGACGGGTCTCATTGTCTGCTGTTGTCTTATCATCAGCAGGGAGATCAGCATAATCCAAGTCCCAACAATTCTCCCAAGAGGTTTCTGAAACTTGGTACTGATATGCTTCTTCCTCAGTGTTGTAGCGTATTCTTCGCTTGTCCCAAGGCACTTGAAAGAGTGTTAAGCGTGGAGAGTTGTCAGAACCCTCAATAGATAGCAGGTCAGGAAATAAATCCTTATCATATCCGAATGTCGCAGCATCACCTTTGTCTGGTCCAATCGTGAATAAACCGACAAACTTGTATGTAACAGTACCGTCTTCTGCGGTCTGTTTCTCGAAGCCTACGAATGTCTCTTGATAGATAGATACTCTTGCTTCGCTGTTTTGCTCGACACCTTCATTGGTCAAGCCTACCGCTTTCCATAGGTCGGTAAATGAATTTACAGAGCCTATCTTATGATATTGCATAGAAGAAGCGATATTCTTCTTTGCTGTCAGCTTTGAGATTTTCGGCAGGTTTTTGAACAGTTCAAACTTCTTCTGTTCCGTCAGTCCATCCTCATATACGATAGTTGTATCTTTAGCTACCTTCGCTTTCCAATTCCATAGATAATAGAGCATAGAAGATGTACCCTGACCTTGCAGTTGAAGATTGGTAATCGTCAAACGGTTAAGATTCGTATTACCGTCTTTCGGATATATCTCCAGCGTGCCTTTAGGCTTGTATGATTTACCATATTCATACGCTGGGAGTGGCTTATCAAAAGTAAACACATTGACCTTGCCACGCACTTTGTCAAAGTCAACCGTGGTACCGAGTGTATCATAGATGTCGTTATCCAATTTCTCCGCACTCTTCTCACCTACGGTCGACAAGGCATTGATATAGTCTTGATGCACGTTTGCTGCATCCATTGCGCTGTCATATATACGAATAGAATAGAGGTCAACATCCGCCTTATCCGAGCCAATGACAATACTGCCTCCTGAACCTATCTGCATAGAATCGGTAAGCAAGTAAGCGAACTTACGAGCTTCGACACCGTCAATGTAGAGATAGACGAGGTTCAAGTAGTACGTGTTGCCATTGAGTACATACGTGTACTTCTTAGGACTGATTACCAACGCAAGTCGAATACGCACACCATCATCTGTATTCATCGCTTGCACGTCAGGATTACGCTCGCTGCGAGTTGCGAACATGATAGAAGACGGCTTCACCTTCAGACCGATATAACCCTTCTGGTAAGGCATAGCTATCGAGATACACTCTGCATTGTAGTCAGAAGTGTTGTTAATCTGATAGTCAATTTCGATGGTCTTACCGCTTTGAGCAGCTTCCTTCTCAAAAGGCTTGTAATCGATAGTAAGGCGAGAACCTGCGAGCAGTCGCAATGTGCGTGCGCCTTCATCGTCTGTTACCCAGCCGTCACGACTGAATGCGACATTCTGCCACTCAGAACCGATATGATCTGAGTTGATAAGATTGCGGAGGACATTGCGGTCGGTGTCGGTGTTGTTTCTGTTCTTTGCATTGAAATAGAATACCGCCCCAGCTGTAGCAGAGTAACCCTGCGAGTTATCAACAGGGAATGGGATAGCATCACGCAAGCGCACCTCGTCTGTTGGGTGAGTTCTGAAACCGATTAACGCTGTAAAGTCTGAGTTATCGATTGTCTCGACCTCGAGCGAAAGCGTGTATTGCATCTTGGTTTGTGTAAGCGTATTCTCAGATACATTCTCTTGAAGGACCTCGTTATCCTTCTTCATCAAGATTGACAGTGGTGTCGTAACAGCTTTGCCGTCATATACAGCATACTCAAGTACTTTATTCTCGTACCAGTTCAGCAGCTTCTCCGCCTTGTTGTTCACGACTACCATCTTCACAGCTTCGTTGTTTGCAACCGCCATAAAGTCATAACCTACTGGAGTAGTCTGAACGGTGTTGTCTTCATTCGATAGCCAAGCAGATAGATGGAAGATACCAGTCTTGTTCGTGAATGGCACGGTGTAAGCGACAGGCGATGACGTGTAAGTGGCAGTACCGAACTGACGCTCATACGTCTGCTCGTAACCTTCACCTGTAATCTTCACATGAAGTGTCTTAGAGATGTTACCACTGATGTAGCACGGAAGTACGATGTCGCCCTGGTAAGCTTTCCACCAATTGAACTCTGATATTGAGAGGAAGAGTGCAGACAGTGTGATACTGTACACCAAGGCTGGGGAGGTCTGCCCTGTAACCTCACCTGTAATCTTCACCATGATATTATTTTGTCCGCTCTCAAGGAACTTGAATACATCAACAGTCGTCACGGTATTAGACTGGCATCTACCACGAGCCTTAGACACGAATGTACCATCACCTGCCTTAGCGAAAATTTCGTACGTTCCCCACTCACCGCTATCAATATAATCCGCTTGTCCGACATCCTTAGTGCGAGACACGAACATAAACTTAATAGCGCACTCACCTGCTGACTTAGAGGCAGAGAGAGTAGTAGAAGGAGATTGATTGACAGCACGTAAGTAATAGAGGATAGTCTGCTGCTGTCCTCCACCACCTTGCCCAATATTAAGTTCAGATAACTTCATTGGGACCCACTGATCACCATTCCATACGAGTACACACGTATCAGAGGTGAGTTCGTCAACCTCAGTATTTACGTTGGAGAGCTGTCCGAGCGTAGGGCGGTTCTTCGCAATCGTCTTCTTCACACGTTCCTCCTCGGAGTTCTGTGCGTCGATTAACTCGTTGACCTTTTCGGGTAACTTGTTAAATTCGTCAGCGGTCAGTCGTCCGCCTGTCTGTTTATGTTCTAAGTAGAGTTTTTCTATCGCCATAATTATGATAGCTTGAATGGGAATGTATAAGTAAATCCGTTGTTGCCTTCTATCTCAACACCGTGCGCAAGGGATAGCGCGTGACAAATGATGTCTTGAAGAAGTTTAGGGTGAGAGGAAGAATAACTCTCACCCGTATTATCTTCGATGCCACGGATAGAAGCTTGTGCGAAGCGGTTATCTTTTGTACGGCTTTCTGTTATATAGACCTTGATGTGCTTCATTCAACACGTTTAATTTATTCTGTTGAAAATCTTGAGGAGGAAGCCTTTTATACTTGGCTTAAATTTTAGTCCAAAGACAACAATAGACAACACCAGCAAGCCCATTATAATTTGCCACCATCTGAATGGCTCTGCTATCTGTACCTGCTCAACGTGTTTATCTTTATGTCGTTTGTTTTCCGTGAAGTTGACTTTCGTATTAGTCTGCTTGTTAACCGTACTATCTTTTTCCTCTGACAGCCCTCGTTTTTCGTTTTTGTGGCTTTCAATTCTCTCTTTAATGGATTTCAAACCACGATTAATGATAATACTGCCGTCGGCTTTATACTCAACCATTGGGACTTTGCTCCCGACATTTGCGTTAGCAGCAGAACTATCCTCCAGGCAAGGGACATCAAAAACAAACTCACGTATCACACTTGTTAATTCGTCTATATTAGTTGTGTCGATAAGCGATACATGCTTTTCGTTTCGTTCCGTTGTCACCTTCTCACTATTATACGTTTGCTTGATGCTTTCAATAGCGACCGACTTTTTAGTCCGACATCCAACGCACATTGTTATAAGGACGCAAATTAATAGTTTACACGGTGTATCTATAAGTCTATTCATACCTCTTTCGATTTAGGTGAGGGAGAAAAACTCCCTCACTTTGTTACACTTTAAGTTTGAAACACTGTCTCCTCTGCCGTCCGTCGGTATTCTTGTAGGCGACATGTACCCACCTTGAAGTCTTACTTCTTTCCACGATGATTTGATCGTAAGAATACCCCATCTTGGAGAACTCGTTAGCCATGAATCGTTCAAACTCAGTCTGCTTACCATTGACAGGCTGCAAGTCAGCAGCGTAGCCCTCGACATGTGCGGAGGTCTTCACTCCGCCTACAGCCTTATTCAATTCTGGTGAACGATAGCCACTTGTCACACGGATAGCAGGGTTCTCGATTTTGTGACGCTCGCAATACTTACCCCATTCCGCACGAATACTCTCTAAAAGAGTAATCGTTTCGGTAAGATGAACCTTCACAATAGAAGGAGGGTTGTTGTTTATCTTTAATTGTTCAGCGGTGCTGGATTGAACCAGCTCCGCTATTGAGAAATTTGCCATAACTAATCAAATTTTGGTTTATCATCATCTACATTCACGTGCGTGCTCTTAAGATACTCGCTAAGGAAGGGTACTTTGTCTATCGCTTTCAATGTCAGAACGTAATAAACAAAGCCTGCCACTTTCCACATGGTAGTATCCTCAATCAGCATCATCCGCCAATTTCGGACGATGTTCGTGGAGTAAAACCATATAGCCACCCCACATAACGCCTTCACAACTCCGAGTGTCTCTTCCCCAGCGTGGAGGAAATAGCCTGTAATGAAGATAGAAGCTGACATTACGAAGAATAAACAACAATGATAGAAGAACACCATTGACTTTTTCAAATTCCACTCCTCGCCATGTTTCAGTCCTGCAACTAATCCGAAGATATAGTTGACACCAAACACAATCAACATTGCGTACATGAAATCACGTATCGGGAAAAACAAGCTCAGCATTCCGCTGATTACGCTACACATTACAAATTTAAACTGTTCTAAATAATTCATAACAGACACATTAAGACTCCAATAACTGAACCCACCAACCCAGCAGCTACGTCCTTAAAGTCGAACTGCTCTTTGCGAAGGTAATAATCAACACACTCTTTTGCCACCATTAGAAGCAACACGCCAACAATAGCAGGATACGCCCATGCTTCAACGTGTGCAAACAGTCTACCAAGCACGAATGCTACGATAAGACCTGCAATGAGGTGTAAGTACTTGTCGCTACCAATAGCAGCGAACTTCTCGAAAATCCTATAAATACAATCTAAAAGTTTTTTCATATTACTTTATTTTAAATTAATAATGTTCTTACCAGTCAAAATCAATACCAGCCGTATAGAATACGCCTGCACCAAGATTATCTTTACTCTTCTCAGGAGTTAACCAATGTGGATTTACGTACATATATTCAAACACATACCCACCTTCAAACTTACGAAGTTCTCTATGGTCAAAAATGTACACAGCTTGACTATCATTGCCATTAATAACCGTCCACTGCTTGCCATATCCCATCCCAAAAAATTCATAACAGAAATTCTTAGTACCATTGAATATAATAACATCAATAGGAACACCTACTGGAAGTTCATCAAAATAGGTTTGCGAACCCTTTTGAGCCTTTCGATTATCAATATCCAAAATCTCTCCAGATTCACCCCCGAAGCCAGGAGAATACATTGGGATTCTATAATAATTAATGTTTCTACCATTTATAATTATATGGTTAAAAGTTAAACCTATACGAATACCATTTTCAATATGTCCATCGTTATAAACAAACATCTCATCGTCCTTCACAACCGCACAGACCCTTGACTTATGCCCGAACTGACTGTTACAATAAATGTTAGTTGCATAAAAATTATGGAAACGCTTACGAATGTCACCCGTTGTTTCGCCCAACATTCCAAAATCACCTGTAAAAGCCATATAGCCTTTATTTCCCATAGTCCCGAATGTAATGCCACCAACCTTATTAGTACCGTCAAGGCAATCTAACGAAGTAAACGAGCCACTTGTACCTTTGAGTGTACCCTCAAATGTACTATCACCAGTAACGGTGATATTTTGAAAAGTAGCTCCTTTCGCATCGATAGTCTGCGCCTTGATACCTTTAGCGACTATTTCCTTTGCATCAATAAAATAAGCATTAAGCTTTTCACCATCAGTAAAGAAAGGAACATTGCCAGTTGTTGTTCTTACCTTGAAACGGTCTGCAACAATATCAAAAGTGCTATTCTCACCATTAAGAGTGAATCCGACACGCTTAAGACCTGTCCGCAAGTCTGTCACAACGGCTGAGATTAATTTACCATCAACATTAAACTCTGCTTCAAACTGCTTTGTGGTATAATGCTGAGCTGATTGCCAATCCTCAATATCGAAAGACTCGCCATTTGTTTTCGGACGAACACAAACAAGCAGGTCGTTGTTATATTTATCTGGGAAGGTAGCATTGGTCCACTGGTCGCCTGCATCATAAGGAGGAGTAGGGATATCTCGCACGAACACTCGATGCTTACCATCAGCCGTATCCTGTGCGTGCTTAGCTGCTTCAAGTGATTTCAATACATCAGCATCCGTAATCTCGTTCCATGAATACGTGTTGTTAGGATTCTTCTCGAATGAATACGCTCGACCTCCGCCAGTTTCTGCATAGCTACGATTATAGTAAATGTCATGTACGTGCATCTCTTTTGTCGCATCGTCCGTCCACTCGTTAGCAGGTTCAGTAGTGAGCGTTGGAACGGCATCACCAAACCAAATCACCAGCTGCTTATCCGTCTGCTGCTGAACAGAATTAATGCGCCCCTGCATAGAATCTAAGAAGCCTTGCAAGGGGATATATTCGCCACGCTTAGCTGGGTTCTCGACCCTTATCTCGAAGTTCTGTTTATCAAATAAGAAGATAGGAGGAGGGAGGATAAAAGAATTGATACCCTTTATAATTTTAAAGTAAGGCGCATCCTCACCAGCTGCTGATTGTATGATAGCACTCTGTCTCTCTTCAACAGTGAGGTTACCCAACTGCACAACCTCGTCACCTACCTGTGGAACATCACTACCACTTGCGTAGTAATCTACATTCGTGTTATCTGCGATGTCGACATAATCAGTACCAACTTCGACGACACGCCTATGCCAGTAGTGATTAGCAGTTTGTCCGTTATTATCAACAAGATTAAATGTTTCACACAGCGCAAGGTCATCCACCTGCATAGAGTTATACACCCTACGCCCTTCACTATCCTGCTGAACAAAATAACACCGCCAAGCATCAGCAATCTTCTCTATTCGTGAGATAACAAAGCCACCAGCAGAGTTTACAACTTTACCTTTAATGTGAGAGGTTTTCATCACTTCCACCTCTTCTGCTGTCAGCTTCTTGCGTGCGTGAATATAATCAGTGTCGATATGCCAACTTCCTTGTTCGTCGCGATAAATGCCAGCACCACGAAGATCTTTCTCAAAGTCATCGCCAAAGTGAACGCCATTAAGAAAAGTAAGTATAGAAGAAACCCTATCATCAATATCCTTACGGACATATCGAGCATCAGAATTACCAAAAAGATAGTCAGGCGTAACCACGTCGACACGAGAGTTTTTGGGAGTTTCATCATTAGCTATACCCGTCAAAGTTTCTCCACCGATAATAAGGTTCTTTACGGTCGCATACTTAGCCTCGATATTATCGAACGCGGCACGAACAATAGCCTTCAAGAAAGTCACCGTGTCATCAACAGCATTGTATATCCACCAAGTATTATCACCGCCAGCAGCGATAGCTTCGTCAGAAGCCAATTTACCGGTATCAACGCGTTGTATCCACGTTCTGTTTTGCAACACACCGCCAACAACCGATGGACTGATAACACCACCGAGGAAGATGTAATAATAATCTTCAGAGCCAAGCTGAACTTCGGTCGCTGACTTACCATAAATATCAACACGCTCAGAAGGGAATACAATCAATGCCGTGCCATTATCTTGCTGCTTGCGAGGGATAGCAGCATAGACATATTTCTCGGTCGTAGAATTGAAATAAGTTGGGTTGGCTATCAAATTCCAACGGCGATAGTTATGTCCTGCATCATAGCCTAATCCGTCTATGTTACGCATATAGCACATTATCATAGCACCACTGGCTACATTTGCCTGAATATAGTCAGCATCACCCATAGCATTAAGCGTTATACTCAATGCCGTGGAACTAATCCAATAATTACTTGCGCTTGCTTCTGTCATATTTTATCATAGTTTTATGCAAAGATAAAATAGACGTAAGAAATGTGTAGGACAGAATTATTTAGGGACAGACAAAATAAGACTAACAAAAAGAATAGTGAATATACCCACAAAACGTAAAGTATATACTTTAACGCAATAAAGTATATACCTTATGATGCTAAAGTATATACTTTATGTATTAAGCCTAAATAGGGTAGGAGAGGACATTTACCCTATTCAACTAAATTCAGGCGAGCCATTAATATCAAACTGTACAGAGAAATGAACCTCACGCATAGAACCATCTACACGATTGACACCCGTTACAGTTTCTTCTGGTACGATGTGACAAGGGATAAACACCGTTCCTACCTTTATCCAAGCAGCCGAAGTCATAAGGAACTCGTGAAGAAACCACGCTTGCATTGCGGGACTAACAGGTCCACTCGATAGTTTCCACGTTTCATAATCATTCTGTTTCGTAATTAAGCCTCGTGAGAAGTTACCAAACGTTTCCTGCACAGAACGAATATAAGTCTCACTCGTAATATTCATCTCTACCGACCGAAGCGAAAGAAGAGAAATGCTCTCAAGACATCCCAAGCCATTCACAAAGCGAAACTCAAGACGATCAGGCGAAGAATTATTCAAAGCGTAGAAATCACGTCCGCCTATCGTTTGCATACCAGCTGTTGTTACAGGGAAGACAGCAGAAGAGGGACCAGTCATTACATTACCCAACGACACAGGAGCAGGAAAAGACTGAGGAACAACAACAGACTCTCCAACAGAAACAATTTCATACTCAGACTTAGGTTTTCGAGAGAAATGTTGTGCGGTACCATTCCCATCACTAAAGAACCTTTCTAAGTCGGTCTTAGCACCAAAAAGAGCATTACCACCTTCATTACTTATTTCCTCTGTCTGATGAACCTCACCATTTTGCATATACTCATCATAGGCAGAAAGCGAATATTTTACGAACGGATAAGCCGTAGGCGGGATAGGTTCGTACTGATAGCGGTCGGCAACAGTCTGAAGAGCAGAAGAAATATCTAATTCAACAATTTCGCCTTCATTAACAGGAGTAGAAACCTGCGTAATAGTCCAATCAATATCAGTGCTAAGAGCTGCTTTCACCTTTACGACAACCCTATGGAAAGAAATGATACCCGTAAGTGAAGCAGCCGTTACCTTATACGTAATAGGCGAACCAATGTGCGGTGAGCCAGATTTTAAAACGAGATTAGAAGCCATGTTGTTCTCTAATTATGTTTGTAATAACATTAACAATAGTTCCAATAGAACGGTCCTGTTGGAATCGAGACGGGTCAATAAAAATGTTAAAACGAGTTTCACCGTCCATCACAAACTGCAAAATATCCATACTGGAAAGTCCAAGGTCTTTTGTCAAATCAGTTCTATCATCCAACAAGTACTTAGGACCAAACAATCGATTCAAGTAGCTGTAAATAAAATATTCAACCTCACTCTTCATAATCATAATGCGTAAAATTCTATTTCAATATCCTTTATACCCTCTTTTGCAGAAAGAGAGTAAGACACTTTATTTATATAACCAGTAACCCCATTAATACGATAACGCTGAAGCCAATGGTTCGGTATATCAGCAATAGCCGCTGGAGTAGCTAACAAACGGATGCGATATTTCTTTCTATTAAGAAGGAAATAAGCAAACTCCGACATAAAAGTATCAAACAATCCACGTGTGCGAATCTTAGTTTCAACCGTTCCATTCTCGTTCATAATATCAGGATTACACAGAGGTACAGGCGACCAATCTGGCTGTTTGAAAGCTCGGATTTTCAGAGAAAACCTCTCTTCATCTCCCACGCCAGGTTGCACACCATTATAATCAAAATCGTTACCCATCATATCAATAGAGTCGGAGGTTAGAGCATATTGGCCTGCCACAGTTCGCCACTTACTGTTTCCAAAACCATCATAATCGAAAGAATATTTTTCAATCGTAGAATCAATACCACCACCACGCATAATAGCAATAGAAAGTCCCCAGTCGTGCGATTGCAAGGGGGAGTTACCATCATCTGTTTTTGTAGTGTCGTAACTCTCACGCAAACGAAGTTCCTCTGTCAGATAGAAATCAGCCCACGAAGTAGACAATAGATTACGAATTTTCTGTAAAACAAACTCGTGTTCCATTTCCTCATCTATAAAAGCCGATAAAATAGGCTGCCTACGCTTTGCATTGATGTTTGAAACAGAACCACGTCGTCCTTTTTCATCAACACCTGTAGCAGAACCAGAGGCAAGAGCAATTTCATTCTGATAGTTTACATCATTAAAAACCATCGGAGTAAATTCACTACTAAACTCCTGAACATAGTCTTCATTCATCTTAGAGCAATCGCCTAATTCAACGCCTTTGAAAGCACCAACCTCAAATAAAGCAGGATGTAAAGAGTTAGCATCCTTAGCTTCACTATCCACCTTTACACGATAAGCATTACCTGTTGTTTTATCAACATAAACGTTCATATCAGAGGATGACAAAGCTTTGAAAATCTGACCATAGACTTTGTTAGTCACCGTTCTTGAGCGAGGATACTCGATATAGTCGTAATCAGTATTATAGTCTTTCTTATTCTGTTTGATATTCTGTCGCTGTTCCTTTGTATCACTCTCTGCTGAATAACACATACGGACACCTGTAATTTTCTCATTAACCTTACGCATAGAGATAACTTTACAAGGAAGGTCTATCGGTTGCGCCTGATCACGAAAAACTTTACGAAGCAAATAAGCCGTGACTTTCTTCTGCTCATAGTCATAGTAGAACTTAATACCAAAACTATTCTCTAATGACTTAATGACTGTACTAACACTCTCCTTTGGAAAATTCTCACTATTTGCGTACATAGCGAGAATATTACCAGATACTTTATGTGTCTTAGCCTTTGACTCAATAGAGATTGATTGAATAGAGCCATCACCAACAGAGAAGGTCATAGATTCACCATTATCACCGTAACGAACAGTAAAACTGGAAACGTCCTTAGAACCTTCATCCTCAAACTTTAATCTACCACCGCAACCACGACTATCCAACCACTCGTTTATATCATCTATATTTGTGAAGAAAGGATTAGCGTCCTCATGTTGTGGAGGTGTAGTAGCCCATTTATTTACAGGAGATGTTACAGTATTATCACTTGGTGCATATTGATGCTCAATAGACGCAATAGATTTTTGTTTGTACGTACAAACAAAATGTGGGATACCAACTGTTTTTGTGCCATCTGCGTATGTAAATATTTCCACATTCCAGACATAAGGCTTTTCCTCTGTAGCTTCAGAAGGAGAAGTTTTCCAACCATTCAATTCTGTTTCAGACAGAGGTATAATAGGCATTTCAGATTGAGAATCGGAAAAGTAATAAAACTCATCAATCTTCGCTATACTATTTGCCTTTAACAATAAAGAACCAAGACAAAGTGTGTCGGTAGACTCAATAACACGATCCTTAGAATCTTTTATAACACTCTTTTTCCAGATATACGTTTTCTCGCCTTCACCATGAATAGGAACAGTATCATACTTGCAATGAGTGGTAAAGAAACAAAGTCGATTGAAATCACCTATTTCTGTTAATGCACTCTTATCAAACGACACTCCTAAATGCTCAAACAAACAATCAAGAAAGTAAAGCACATAGAAACAGATACCTGACTGCGGACGGTCAGCATCCAAGACCCAATAAGGATAAGCATCCTCATTAGTATTAGTAGCGTCTTTTGCTGCAATAACGCTATCGCTCGTAGTTCCATCATCATTCAGTCCTAAATGCTTATAACAAACACGAGCATTACAATAAGGCTTCGTAGGATAAGCCTCTGAAACATTTATAAAACTTGTTTTAACCTTTGGAACAGTAACAGAGTTTTTATTTGGATAGGATAAGGTTGTCTTTCTCTCTGCCTTTTCTTTATTACCAGAAACTACACATACACCTGGATAAGAGAAACCTAATGCCTGCGGTTCAAAAGTACCATTAGCAATACCATCTTTATCAGAAGTGTACAACTTTCTGCCCTTCTTACCTTTGTGGGTAATCTTCGCTTTAAAAGAATATGTAACTTCGCTAACAAGATTACCAATCTTCTCTCCGATCTGAATTTTATCCTTCACGGGTATGTCTTGGCAAGACAAATCCCCGATAAGGCTATCGAAACTTTGCGAAGAAGAAGCTATATTCATAGACACACCATCTTCTACCTCGTCATCATCGGCAAGGACAGCAGTACCACTACGAAAGGGAAGACCATCAACAAGAATACGCATAGGGGTATGCTCCAACTGAACAGGACGAATATCACTTATTGCGCTATCAACATTACCTACAAGGAAACGATTACCTATTAAAGGTATGTTGACAGGGTAGGAGAACATTTCTGTTTCGTTGAACAGAGGGTTCTGATCATCAATATCAAGCGTAAAGTCGTCAGGAAGAACAAGCGATTTCCTTTTTGCCTTTATAGTAACGTGTGATTTCATTAACTATTTTTCTTTAATAATTTAGATGTATTATCCAAAAGGATAGCTTTCTTTAAGTCTGAATAAACCACAGTGCCTTTATAAGCATTTATTTCACGATGACCATCATCATAAACAACCCCACCAGTAATATCAACCGTAGCAGCATCAGAACAAAACACCTTTTTAGAGTCTGTAATAACAGAGGACCAATCACAAGCATGGACTGTACTTTTATGAATATTACCACGAGAGTAATCATTCAATAAAATCTTTGCTTTTTCATTATTCGCATAAACATAGACATGATCATAAGCACAAACTTCGGCTTTACCAAGTACATAAACCTTAGCCTTATCTCTAAACTTTAAGACGTTAGGACAGTCACCAACAAGAACTTCTCCTTTATCAGTACTCTCGTTAAAATAGACACCAGCAGCATTAATCTCATCTTTATAATCTTCATATACCTCAGAGAGAGCTGCAATTGTCTGCTGTGGAACTTCTGTAATAAGTCCATGCCAATACTTAAGCCACACAGCTACCAACTCTGGTACTGTATTAGCTGCTGCCATGTCGGCTTGACTCTCCTTACAATTTCCACTCTGAGAAAGAATATCTGTACAGAACTTCTTAAATCGTTCAAACTTAGCTTCAACATTTGCCATAATCAAATCATTTATATAGCAAAGATAAGAAACAAAACAAGAGACTATGGGACAAAAGCAATTAAAAAAGCCTTCACTATCCATCACGGACAATGAAGGCAACACTACCAATATATAAACATAAAGCTACGATATAAATACCATTAACTACCCTTTATCCTTTCAAGTTCATCATTCTCTTTAGCCATATTATCCATGTGCTGCAATACAAGTTGGAAGAACTGATTATTAACCTCCGTCTCATCTAAACCAAGATACTTTTGCATAGTTGCTGTTGTACGCGTATAAAGTTCAAGCGGATTGTTTTGCTTTGGCTGTCCTTTCAACGCTTGACGCTTAAAGCAACGCGGATATTCTGTTTGCAAATAGAACATCATTCCTTCCCACCAAAAGCGAATAACCTGCCAATCTTCTTCAGGAAAATTCCTAAAGTAAGGCGCATAATCCGAAACTTGATTACTCTGATATTCAAAGTCAACACGAATACGTTGTGTTTTATCTTCAACTACACGAATTTTAGCCTTATACAAGACTGCTAAGAAGCAAGCACGAGCGAGGTCAGTAGCCTTTTCTTGTTTCATCAAGTCCCTATCACTGACTTGATCACCCCTTTCTTGCATCTGAAGCAACAGGTTTTGTTGTGTAACATAATGCTCCATATAATCCTGAACAAAACGATAACGCTGCCAAGTAAAGTCTTGCATTAACGTTTCAGGACCACGAAAGACACGTTTACGTCGCCACCAAGAACGACAACGCTTTATCTCTTGGAAAGGGAACACAAATAGGTGATTATTCCCTTCACAGTCCAACCAGTCAAGCAGACCTGCACGAAGAACGCGCCCACTATTCAAGTCTTTTTCAGGCTCAATCCAAGAGGAGATTTGCCAAAGATAAAGGTTGAACACAGACGGGTCTTCACCTGTCAGCCGTTTACGACACCAACGCCACGCACGATGCAACCAACTGAAAGACTTATCACGAAAGCGTACCACGTAATATTGCCGTTCCACGTCAACACGAGGATTAATAGGCTCTACGATTTCAAGACCTGTAAAGGCAAAGAAGAGAGCAATCTTTACTTCCTTCAAGGAGAAAGGCTTGTAGCGGCTTGCTTTTGAAGCACAGGACATCAAAACACGTGCAACAGTACGGAGATCTTCAGTGGAACAGTCGTTCCAAGAACGAGGAAGACGAAGGTCAATGTGTCGTTTTTCTTCAAACATATTTAACTCAAAGCTGGTATAACAAACATTACATTTCCATCCTCATTGTTCTTAAATGTCGGTTCGTATGGTTCACGAATCTTATTTGCTGAAGCGTCATAGATAGGCGAGGCTTCCATAGCATTCTTTGCCAAGCTAATAAAGTCTGACTGATACATACGTATATAATCGACGCAATTATTCACCATCAAGACGGCTTCATTATGAACGGTAGCAAGGTCAGGAGCAGACAGCTTCAAGAAGTTTGTTCTTGCAATAAGATGCTTTACCATCGCCTTACGTAAACGATGAATAAGCCTTGCGAGTTTCTTATCTTTTGTACCTTTAATAGCATTGTCTGTAAGGAAATCTAACAAATCCTCACCTACAACTGGCGCAAGAATATCCTCTTGAATATAACGCAAATCAGGCAAAAGTGTAATGTATTTCTCACGATTGTCATATATGTTAACGTACTCTTGCAGCACCTGTGCCGAAGGAATCAACAAAGAACCAACAAGGAAGAAATATCGACTTTTTTGCCAAGCATCAGTAATTTCCTTTTTCTCTCGGTACTCGTCTGTGTCTTTGCCTTCTTCAGTTACAGACGCAACCTCACGCATCCACTCTTCAAGTACAATGAGCAAGCGGTTTACAGCTGAATGAGATTCCTTATAACAGGTCTGTTTGTACGCACTGATAGCATCTTTATCAGCCTTACCATAATCGTCAGAGGTTGCCACGTTCACACCTGAACCATTCACACTAATAGCCTGCATATCAATAGCCCTACCCAAGGCATCAAAGCAGACACAACGCTGAGCCAACATTAGTAACTGTGAATAGGGTAAAAGCGTTTCGTTACGCTGAATACTTTCAATCAGGGTCATAATACCCGCTTCACCAAGACCACGATAATACTTCTGCAACAGCACGAACAAATCCTTTCCCAACTTTTCTTCAAGGAAATCGTGCTCGCTACTATCAATGAAACCTGTCAGAGTTTCGATAGCATCTATTGCGTTTGCAGGCGAATAAAGCCTAAGTTCATTAGTTGTTGTTATCAACATAGTTTATGCCTCCTCTTCTTTTTGAGTAATACCAGTTTTACTACTATCAAGCGTGGTAAGCACCTCACGATTGATACGCCAAACGAGATGCTTGTCCCATTCATTGAAACGGCTCGCCACCTCAAGGCTCTTTAGCATAATCTTTTGTGTCGGTGCCATCTGAACTTGTTTCACACCAAAACGGATGCGCAAGTCAGTACCACTACTCTGACCAACAAGGGAGAGTGGGGTAGAGCCAAGCAGTTTCGCATCAAGTCCCATAGCCATAAAGATGATACTTGCCACCTCGGCTGTTTCCTTTTCATTCGCATCAGCAACCGACTTACTACTGCTCTCAACCTCTACGATTTCAAAGCTCTTATGCTCTTTACCATCAGTACCCATAAAGGTGAAGGCAAGGAGAGACTGACCGCTATTGTCTCGGTTACTAAGCCACGTATTGATGTCCTTATACAACTTATCACGTATCTCATTCTGTTTATCGGCATCACTCTGTGCCTGTGCTTGAATGAAGAGTTGCTGCATATAGTCGTTGTGAATATAAATCACACGACCAATAACATTACTGTTTTTACGACGATTGAAACGGTCAGAGATGATTGTCGCAATATACTCATACACATCACCAACAAAGACACTATGCCATGCTGGCGACGGATAGTAAGGACGACCTACAGTCGGATAGCTTGAAGGGAATATGAATCGGGTAGGGCGGTTCTTGGCACTAACATTCTTATCTCGTGCCGTTCGCACAGCAGCTTTCAAGTCAGCCAATGGTGTTTGTATAGACAAAGCAGGATAAGCAACGACTTTAGAAGATGCTTCTTGCACTGACGCTACGGGCTGATCTAACCAACGATTACTTACATAAACATAATTAATCTTATTCTGGTCGTCCATACGCTCCAAACGACAAGTATGTGCTGAACGGTAGCCAATACCTACAACCTTAGGTTTCCAAAGCGTTGTCTTTACAGGTTTTCCACGCTCATCAAGTTCTTGAGAGTTGAGTTGTAACTCTGGGAAACACATTCCCAACATCTGAGTATCACCAGAAAGCTGAAGATAAGTCTGTGCAAGATTGTTACGCTCTTGAAACTCTGCCACCTCGGGAGCCGTTCTTTCCCACACAGTAAGGTCGGTTTTCAAGGATTCAATTTCCTTGTTAAGCTGTTCAATCAAAGCCTTATTATCACTCTTAGCTGTCGTTCCAAACACAGAAGAATCACTATTTTCTAAGTTCTTAATTTCACGAAGTCGGTCGATAATCAAGCCTGAGATAAGTTTGCTTGCCTCTGAATATGGAACTTCTTTCGTAGTAATATTCCCGCCAACATACTGTGTGTAACGATACATTGGCTCAGGACCAAGACCCGCACAGAGGTCTGTGTTGAATTTCAAACCAGCCGCTGTGTAAGGAAGAATACCACAAAGCAGAGAGACAACATTAGGCAATCTGTTGCCTACTCCCCATTCTATCCAACCAAGTCCTTTCGTACCCACATTCTCAGAAACCGCTTGTTCTGAACCGCTGCTGGCAAAGAGCGTAGGTACGGATTTACGTCCACCTTTTCCTCCTCCAACACCAGCGGTCATCTGGTTAGAAAAGAAGTCGTGCCAAGTCTCATCAGAAGCATCATTACTCTTAATACCTCCAGGACGAAGCACAGCATAACCTTGAGACTCAAGGTAACTCATTTCCTCCTTCAGTTTCTCCGAGCCGACAACTCGGACTATGTTTCCCTTACTCTTAATCTTAGTAGCCATATCCTTAATGCGTTAAAATTCTTATACCATCGACTTCAATAACAAGATAATCACAGAGAATGCGTATCTCTTGACTTTCAACAAACTGAATCATTCGTTGATGCCTACGTCTATTCACCTTCAAACAAACCACGTTACCTTCTTCAAGCCGTCCACCCTGAGTAACAAAACGTACAAAAAAGGGAACACGCTGTACTTCCTGCGCTCCCTTTGGAGGGTTATATCCTGTCGTACGTAGTCCAGTTCGCGCCTCAATCCAAGAGAATTTCTCAGTATAATTGCGCAAAGACTGAAACGATTGCTGTGGTTGTTTATAAGGCATATCCTTAATGTTTTGTTATAACAAAGGTAAGAAAGACGAAGGATAAAGATAGGACAGAACTTAATTAAACCACTTTATAATCAGGTCTCCACTGAAGCCTTTCTCCCAAACAAACCAAGCATAAGATGCTGCACTACCTGTCATATTCTCAAATTCACCATTCATCGCACACTTCAATCGCGACGTACTCACCCAAATACGCTTAGGAGGCATAGCGTCAAACAACATTCTGCGATGCTTACCTTCCAAGAATTGTAGTTTAAGAAACATTGCAACCTTATGCCCCTCTGGTATTATCTGCAATGCTTTCTCTACGAACTCTTGTGCATATTTATAGGGAGGATTGGTAACGATGTCGCCATTCCATTCTGTATTATCCTTAGAAAGAAAATCGGCAACAGAGCCATAGCCACGGTCTATTAAGTCACGACTCACGACCTGATACCCCCCATCTATAAGTACCTTCGATATGTGCCCCTCTCCACATGAAGGTTCAAGGATAGGACCCTCAAAGCGTTCTAACTTCAAAAGCCACTCTGTAGCCTTCGGTTCTGTTGCATAATAATCGTCCTGTTGACGTTCATGTGCACAATGATTGCTTGCGCCAATCGTCTTAAATAAAGAAACTCTGTTTCCTGTCCAGTCTTTACCCATAATCTACTTAACCTTTATCTATAAACTACTTGCTATAACAAGTTTGAACTACTTAAAGTTTATCAGTGATACCAAAGTGTACACTTTGGCTGTGCTAAAGTGTACACTTTCATATCTCCAAAGTGTACACATTCATATCACGTAAGTGTACACTTTAGTATCTCGAAAGTGTACACTTTTGAAATACACAAGAATATAATTTGCGCTTAGGTTCCACTTGGGAAACACATTCCACTCATACGGTATAGAAAACGCTTAACACCAATAAGTAAAGTATCGAAAGCATCTGTGCCGTCCGTTCTGTATTCCAGCCTTACCGCATCATCGGCTTCCTCGCTGAGTTTCTCACCTGACTTGTCTTTTCTAAATCCTTTATAACCGATACTAACCTCGGCAGTCTGTAAAGCAACTATCAAAGCCTCATTGTTATCTCTATTAAAGCGAACGGCAGGATAAGCAGCACCAGCAAGACACTCGTTAATCTCTTTGTATTTCTGCTCATGTTGCATAGGAGAACCCATATCAATAGGATGTACCGTCCAACCATACTTAGTAAGGTCAGTTATAATTGTATCCTTATAATCTTCAGATTGTACAGCATAAACTTTAAATTTAGCTGTAGAATCATAGAAGAAAAACACCTCCTTACAATGAGAACGATGCGGAGTGTAATACTTATTCCAGTCTTGCAACAGCTCACGCAACTTACGTTCATTCTTAACAAACATAGAAGATACCACGTTTAAGGCATCAACTCCATCACGCTTATACTGCTGTCCTGTTACAACCCAGTTAATGTTTGCATTAAAATCAAAGGAAATATAAAGAGGTTGACTTTCAATAACATCACCATCAAGCGTACAATCCTTTACTTCCTGTAGCTCCCTAAAATCGGGTGTTTCATATTCAGTATCTATCTTACAACCCCCGCTTACAGTACTTGCTATGCGAAGGTGCATAGCGTTTTCAATAGCCGGACAGTCATCAGGTATGTAACCGTGAACGTGTTCTATATCAAGATTAGAATAAAAGCCGTCATTGCTCTTAACAGCCTTCATATTTCCAATAGAAATAGCAAAGACAACTGGCGGCAAGTCACGCTTCATCTTCGCAATATAATCAGCACCTATCAAGTCAATGTTATCAAACGTCGATGCACGATAGAAAGCAAAAGCATTACAACGTAGGTCATTTATATGTCGTGCATATTTCTTTGAATTGCGAAGCATTGAAAGTTCAAAATGCTCATCAGGAGTTATCAAGTACTCGTGATTAAAGAGCATTTCGGCATCATCTGGGTCGATAAGTTTATAATTGATAAGCATATCAACAAACGATTTGTTAATGTTCTTCCAGTTCCGTGGTATAATCTTGAATGGTCCTTCATGAGCCATTGCCTGAGCCGCTAACGCTTGAATAGCAGCACGCTTTTCTGGTCTAACAACCATAACCTCACGCCCTGTTGCTTTTGCATTACGCAGAAGTTCATTGAAGTAAATAACCCTATCAGCATAATGTGTTAGTTCATTTTGTATGTCACGATAGGTTTTCCCCTTAAATATGCCGTCAGTCAATTCAAGTTCAAGTTTATCTTCTTCTTTCTCCAGCCAGTTACCTTTAGCCGTTAAAGACGCATCAGATGCAAAAAAAGTAGACTTATACAAAGGATTACTTTCTGAGAAAGCAGGATCTGCAAGCGGATGCGTTATACCAGAGAGAGCTGGCATAACCTCTCCGTCAATCTTAGACTTAGACATAAACTTGCACTCATCGGCCACTATAGAATTTGCAGTAATACTGTTTGCCGAACCTGAGACAGCCAAAGAGATAAGTTGCCAAATACTACCATTAGCAAACCATATCACGTTATCCCATGTCTTAGGTTGTAAGATAGGCTTCGGCACCCAACGTGGCGGTCTTCCCCATCCAAAGTGTTCGCCTTCACGTAAACCAAAGAAACGCTCAATAGCCGCTATCGTACCAGGTACAGTTCTTGTGTAAAGCTGCTTACGGCTATTTCCCAACCAGAGATTAGTTCCACGTGGCATACTCATACTAACAGAATAGATACGTGGTCCAATAGAGCCATCAGTCTTTCCAAATCGACGAGCAGCAAGAAGACGGACATCCCGTGCATTCGCATAGAATATCTGCTGCTGTTTATGGTTCATATATACATCCCGTCGCTGCATAATCTTAGGTCTTTATAATGGACGTTGTTCTTGTGTCGGGTCGAAAACATCAGGAGTAAATTCCTTCTCTGTATCTTCAGCTGGCATTTCCCACGTACCATCTTCGTTTTGAATCATATCCGTAAACTCCTTCTCAGAAAGATTGAAACGCTTAGCAAGACGCTTACGCTCTTCAGGCGTATAGTTCACTCTATCACTCTTAATAATAGAAACATCACCTGTAATATTAATCTCAGTCGTAGGCATTTTAGAGGCAGCATCTTCTTTCTCATTGAAGTTATTGTTAAGTTGCATCTTTATATCTGCACCACTCTTTACCGCACGGACATCACCCATCTTCATTCCTTCACGAATAAGCCAGTCGGACGCATCAACGACTTTTGCCTTCTCTATATGTTCTATACCTGTATCAAAACGCCCAACAATCCAATTGAACACAGAGACATCATTAGATATTTCTGTAAAGCTACGTGGTACCCCTTCACGGATATTCAGCAGACGAACAACCTCTAAAGCGGCTTCATCTCCCTCACCAGCCTTCTGTAACAAAATGGGATATTCACGAGCTGCAAGACGACGCATAAGGTCGGTAGGACGTATCTGTTTATCTTGCAACCATACTTGATAGGCTTCATAAACTAACTTAGCACGAAATTTCTGATCAAGGGTCATTGCCATACGGTCAAGGGTTAAACCACCCATTAACCACTTTTCTACCTTGTCAAGGTAATTTTGCGAAGGTCTGCTCATTATGCTTTTGTCTTTTTAGGTTTCACATAAGGATTATTCTTTGCTGCCTCTAACACCTTATAGTAAGGCTCTGTTTCTGCTTTGCCTATAAGTTTCTCCAGTTCTTTAATCCTTTCTGTCATCGTCTGAATACGTTTAGGAGTATTAGGCTTATCAGTGCGTAAAAGATACTTACGTATTGCATCAACACGACATTTCAAGGCTTTATGCTTCTCACGAATAGCTGCCTGACGAGGGTCGTTATCCATAATACTTTGAATTACCTTCTCCTTAAATCCTTCAGGCTGTCGGTCGTAATAAGGGCGCAACAAAGAGCGTAACTCTGGTATTTGTACCTTTCGTTTCTGCATCTGTTTCTTATAGGTACTATCCTCTTTCAAACGAACATAAACAGTAGCTAACTCATCATCTACACGTTCATAGATACGCTCATAGGCTTCGGTACTCTTAGCTGCTTCTTTAGCATAAACACTAACCTTATCTGGCTCAACACCAGCTTCTGCCAAAGCCTTGGCTTTCTCAGCGGCGGCAGCAGCATTTGAACGCAAATCACGAATGGTATCAACAGCCTCTTGCAAATCTTTACTCATTAACCATTTCCACTGATCAAGATGAAACAAAGTACCATAACCAGCAGCACCACTTACTGTATGAAGTGCAACAGGATCGTTCTTCATTTCGTCTTCTTCAAACAAAGAAGGGTGTTCAACTTCGGCTTCTTTCTGTTTTCGTTCCTCCTCCAAGGCACGAGCTTTTTGCTCTAACTTTGTAGGTCGACCACGATGACGAACAAGTAATTTCGGGTCTGAGAGGTCTATAGCCTGTAATGATACTTCCTTCTTAACCTCCTCTAAGACTTGATTAATACAACGGCGCATCGCTGTCACACGCCTATTATAGTCTTGGAACATCAAGGAATCAGCGACAAAAGAACGACAGAAAGGAAAGGCATTAATCAAGTTTAACCCATGTGCCATTTGCTCTCTATCTTCAGATAACCAAGCACACGACGCGTCTTCCAACGCAGGAAACTTAGAGGCTACCCACGTTTGAAAATCAGCTATCCACGCCTGTCGTTCTTCTGCACTTAATGTAGAAAAGAGTTTATCCATTCGCTAAAAGTCTATGAAACTTAATGAAAAGCATTCTCTGATTTGCTTTTGTTCTATACAAAGGTAATAAGATAACTTCCCCTACATAGGACAAAAAGGGGAGACGACATAAAGCAAAAGACGTAACAACAGAACCTTTTTAGACCAAAAACTTATCCAAAAGTAAAGGACACGAAAAAGCCCCTCACGAACGGACACTTCCAAACGTGAGGGGCAACCCTAAACATAAAAAACCTATCAGTCCATTTATTAGGCTGGAAAAAATATCAACTTATCCACCAGGCATTACAGTAGCCTTGTTAGCAAGGAGAGAGTCCCAGCCACCTGTAGTTGGTGGGGTAACGTAGAGATGATCATAACGAACAGGACCGAGCTTGCACTCGAAAGTCGTTGTACGTTCATCCTTAGCCTCCTTACCAGTATCAGACTTGATACCACCATCATCGAAACGAACGTTGCGAGTTGGGTCGTACAAAATCTGTGAATCTTCCTCACCATCAAGGAAGATGAAGAACAACTTGAGGTTATTCACTGAACGTGAATACTTAGCCGTGAGCTTACTAACTGCGTCGATAACAAAATGACCAGTCAACTCAAAACCCTTGTTATTCTTCAAAGAAGAGCCCTGAATTTGCTGAGCATCGTCTTTACAGTCGAAACGATAAAGACCCTTACCGCTCTTAAACTTAGGGGTTGTGTAAACACCGTCGGTCAGTTTCATAGGTTCAAGCAAGTCTTCTTTCAGACCAACATAAACCGTAGAACCAAGACCAGCAAAATTCTCCAAGCACTGATTGCCGGCGAGAATATCACCCATAGTTGGGCACTGAACTGTTACTGCCATATATATAATCTTTTATTTCTTTATTGCTAA